CGTCAGCAAGGACAGCCATGCGCTGGTCTAGGGGTAAGCCCGCAAGGTCACGAGCATTAAGCTGTAGCTCTTGAAGTGCGCCTTTAGCCTCGCCTGTACCCTTAACCGCTTCTGAGAGCCTTCGGGTAAAGCGCTGCATTGCCATGTCTAGGGTGTTTGTTTCTACGCCTGAGAGGTTAGCCGCGTACCGTAATGCACTCAGTGCCTCGGTAGTTGTGCCGATCTTTGAAGCTGTTTTAGCTAGGGCGTCTGTGGCGTCTATTGACGACTTGACCATATAGGCAAAACCGCCAGCACCAGCAACAGCAACAAGACCAGCCTTTAGCCCCGTAAGTGCGCCAGCAACGGCAGAAATCCCGCGAGTAGCAGAACCGAAAGCGCCCTTTGTCTTATCAAGAGCAGATATTACAATTCTAACGCCCGCTGGATTCATCTCTTTCGCCTATCAATTTATAGTAAGCAATCCATTCATTAAATTCGCTTACCGAGATTTGTTCAATCTCATCAATTGTCTTGTGTAACCGATCCGCAAGCGAGATTAGGTTAACCCGCGAGGGATCGGCCTTTAGTTTTTTTCCGCATCCTCAACACTCTGAATCTCGGAAAACATCTGCTCGGCAATACTGGAAACAACCGCAGTTTCCTCGCCCATAAGATCAATACGATCCTCAACAGATGTAAACAGCTTGTCGCCGCCCTCGTCCTCAGCTTTCATGAGGATAAGGTCTACCATCGCCGCTATCGTTGTGTTTTCCATAAACTTTGGGTGCTTCTTTTGAAGCTCGTTTAGGTCGTAACACGTAATAGGGCGACAGTACATGACGAATGGCTGCCCTTGTTCGTCAGCCCACGCAGGCACACTAATAGCCCTGCGTTTGACTGAGCGTCTTTGTCGTAGCTCTTTAGCAAGCCCCATAAGTTACCCCTTAAGCCGCTGTAGCTTCGGTAACTGCTCCTGAGACTTGGACTGAAAAACTAGCTTCAACCATGCCATCAAAGGACGCGGTAACTGACTTAGAGGTAACAATGCCTGAGCCACTGTAATATTTTTCACCAGCGCCAGTGCCTGTGGGGTACAGTTCAAAATCAATTTCTGCACGCTCATCTAATACGCCTTGGGGGGTGTCGCCATCATCCCAGTAGCATTCCACTGTTAAAGTGGCGCTAGATAGACCTTGCTTGTAGGTGCGGGCAGTATCGCCAATCACTGAATCTTCAATAGTGTCAGCAGTTACGTCTAGTGTGTAAGATCGAACCTCGCCTACAACGGCAACAGAACCGCCGCTAGCCGCAACCTTAACAACACCGCTTGAGCCTGTAGTTGTTGCCATAATAAATCCTCTTTAAGTATTTCCGCGCGTAAATTGGTATGTACAGCTTACCGTAATTATAACCCCACCGATAGGGTCAATAGAACCATCGTCTATTTCAACGCTGGTTATCTGGGTGTCGATAGCAAAGCCGCCGCGTGTTCGGTCAACGTCCAACGCTTCCTCTATCGTCTCAATCAAATTGTTTCGTGCTGTGTCGATTGCGCCCGCTTTAGCGTAACCAACAATCTCATAACTTATCGTTCCCATGCGCTGGCTCATAGAGCCGCCAATGGTTGAGTCCTCGCGATCCTCGCCAGCCGTCCTAATTAACAATGCGGGAAACTGGGCGTTGCTTAACTTGTTAAAGTCAAAAGGCTCACGCGTAACATATCGAATGTTTGAGGGAGTAGTTGCTGCCCGCAATGTAGTAACGATGTTGCCCGCTATGCTCTCACGAATGCTCATAGAAGTTTCCTAGAAAAGAAAGCGGATAGCTGCTCGGATTCTTTACGGGTAAAGCCCATAAAGGGTCTAATGTCGTTATTCATTGCCGCTTTTTTAGCTTCAGCCGCACGGGAGAAGTAAATAACAGCCTGTTTACTGTTAGCCTTTTCCGTAATATTTCCTGTCATATTACCTGAAAAGATAAGGTCAGGCGTAAGGCCTTTACCTTCCTCGCGCCTAAACTTAGCGTATCTTTCCGAGTATGCAGGAAATGCGCCCTTATAGCCCACACCATCCTTTGTGCGGTCTAAAATAATCTCTGTGCCTTTGACTGCGGTCTCTAATAAAGCACGTTTGCGCTTCTTTAGAATCGCCTTGCGTTGCTTCGGTAGTAAACCCTTTAAGTCTTTAGGGCTAACACTGACATTAAGGTTAAACGACATTAGCGCGCCAACCGTCCAACGTATACAGGCTCACGCTCTGACTGGCTAACGCTGCCATCTTCGTTTGCGTCATACTCAACGCCGTCTTTGAATATAGCCGCCATTTCTTCTAAATAGCGCGCCTTGTAGAAATCAATCATTTGCAAGAAGCGGTCATTGTCTACCCAATTGGTTAACTGGGGTAGGGCGTATTTCCACAACACCAGATAGGCGCTTGCAAACTTAAACTGTGATGCGGTCAACAATGTAGTGTCTAGCTCACCTGCTAAACCTTTCTTGTGCCACCATTCGTTTCGTATCTCGCGGTTAATATCGGCCTCAGCTTGATTGTGCTCATTAGTGAAAGCATCAATGCCAAAGTCCAAGATATCAGGCAATATGTCTTGTAGATCGGTATCGGTCGAATAAGCCATATAAGCTCCAAAGCAAAAGCCCCCCGAAGGGGGCTAAGCACTTAGATAGTAGCGTCGAAGTACATCTCAACACCGTAGCTGTCGTCAAGCTCGCCAACACCGTAAACGGCGGTAGCGTTCAACTCAAAGCCACGAAGTGAAGCGTCACGCTGAGGCTCAATCTGGAAGTCGCGCTTCATAGCAAGACCAAGAGCTTCGCGAGCAAACACTGCGCCTTTAGCGTCACCAGAACCATCAATAGTGATGTTGGCTGATTCGTAAATGTCGATCCCTGCAACAGTACCAACGTAACCGTTGACCATAGCTTGGTTCTGAGCCACGCCACCGTTCGGGTTAGCGAAGGTGTTGGTCAGGTTAGCTTTCAACTGGTACGCGTGATAAGGGTGAACAACAGCGAACATTTCGCCAGTCACTTTGTTGGCACGCAGAGTAGCGGCTGCTTTGAACAGGTCAGCAACCGTTACTTCAGTTGCCGCGCCGCCCAAAGAAGCTGAGAAGCCGTCAAACAAAGCAATCAAGTCCTGATCCATTTTGGTAGCGATAGCGTTACCCAACACAGTGCCAAGCTCGGCAGAAGGGTTGCCAGCGCCGAAAGCGGCCATGTCAGTTAAGAACGCCTGAACACCAACTTCCTTAATGGTGATGGTGGTTGACGAAGTGCTAACAGTCGTAGACGACATGTCAGTACCTTCAGTCAGGTCGGCTGCTGAAATTGCAGGATACTTGGGAACCTGAATCGTTTTGCCAGCTTGTGCGCCAATGTTGTAAGTAGTAACAAGACCAGCCATCAAAGACTGTTCTTCTGCGGTGAAACGAGCCTGTGCAATGATATTTGCAAACAGATCGTCTAAAGTTGTGCTAGTAGTAGCGGCCATAATAAAACCTCAAAAAATTAAAAGTGAATAACTATTTAGCCTTCTGGAGTGCTCGGTAGGCTTCTTTGCCTCCGTTTTCCCAGTTAGCAACCATATCAGCCACAGATTGAGGCTTCTGCGTTGAGCCACCTGCCATGCCCATTGATCCTGCGCCACCACCACTGGCACGCACGAAATGCGGGTTAGCAGTCAAGAAGTCGCCAACAAGTTCATCAACTGTCAGCAAGTCACCCTTGTCATTATACCGCACAACTCCACTTTGATCTAACACCTCAACGGAGCCATCGTCCGCAAGTTTCAGATTGTTTCGTAAGAGTGCCGATACCTGCTCTGGAGATACAGCGTTATTCTTACTAGCGGCAGTCAGAAGCGATCCGTCAATTAACGTCTGCTCTAGCTTGTGCTTGTAAGTTTTAATCTCCATCTCTTTCTTTTCGACCGTTGCCTTGAGTACCTTTTCGAACTCCCCGCGTTCCTTTTGTCGCTCTAACTCGGCGCTCTCACGCTCTTGCATGAGTTTGCGGGCCTCGTCTAGGTCTATACCTTCTAGCTTTCGATCCAGTTTCTTACGCTCACGCGCAATTCGATCTGCTACTATTCGGTCTAGTTCGTCTTGGGTAAAGGTCTTGCTTTCCTGAGTTTCGGTAGTCTCAGTCTCTACTTCATCAACCATGATTTCATCGCTCATGTTACGAATTCCTCTTTCGAGTGGGTTTAACGTGCATAGTTTAACATATTTGTGATATTTACAACATTTAGTCTAATACTGGGCGGAAATGGTGTCTGCAATTATAGCCGCCTCGGACAATGAACGGGTCACCTGCCGCTTTACCTTTCCAGTCACCAGACCAGATTTCTTGTATCTCATCTATCGTGTAGATGTTGTTCGCATGTTCCCGACAGAAAGGCCGAGAATCTCGTATCACACTGCCGTAATATTTGAAACGGGTTGCGCCAACTTCTCTAGCCACTGCCGCGTTAACCGATGCGTCAAACTGCATTAAGCTGTCTTGGATCATCTGCTTGGCATACTTGCGCATGTTATTGCCGACTTTATCGGA